AAAAAGAGGTCCAGTAGTTTCTAAAAAAGTAACACACGACGGAATAACCTTTGCGTCTGGCTTAGAAAAATATATGTATTGTGCTTTGAAAAAAGCAGGTATAAAAGCCACATACGAAGGCGAAACATTTGTATTACTAAATGGTTTTCATTTTGATAATGAATGCTGGGAGCGACAAGCTAACAGTAAAGGACTATTTAAAAACAGAGGTGAGAAAAGAATCTTACCTATAAAGTATACGCCAGATTTTATTGGCAAAAGCTTTATAATAGAAACTAAAGGAAGACCTAACGAATCTTTTCCAATGCGTTGGAAGTTGTTTAAAAAATTAGTTATGCAACAATTTCCAAACTATAAATTATTCAAACCACAAAATCAAAAAGAATGCGACCGCGTAATAGAAATACTAAAGAGTCAGCCAAGCATTTAGCTAGACGTAAGTATAAAGAACGTAAGATCGATACATTTATTAAATGGTCATTAGCGACTCGTGGTTATTTAAGATGGAAAGATTTGGAATTTATACATAATAAATACGGAGTAAAATGTTATGGCTAAAAAAACAAATATATTTCAATATAAAATAAAATCAAAGAAAAGAAGACCTGGCGTTCACGCTAAGTCTAAATCAAGTAATTTAAAATCAAGTAAAAACTATGTCAAACAATACAGAGGGCAAGGAAGATAAATGGTCAATGGCCATAGGTTTATATCCAGGTATATTATTTGGAGTAAGAACTTATCATGGACCACAATATTCTCAGACAGTTATTTATCTACCATTTGTAGACCTCGCAATAGAATGGGAAAATTAATATGAACATACCTTTATTTACAGAAAGAATACCTTATAAACCTTTTGAATATCCTGAGTATTATACTGAGGGTTGGTTAAAACAAGCACAAGCATTTTGGTTACATACAGAAATACCAATGAGTGGTGATGTTAAAGACTGGAATGAAAAGTTAACACCTGAAGAAAAGAATCTTGTAGGCAATATACTATTAGGTTTTGCACAAACTGAGTGTGCGGTATCGGATTACTGGACTCAGAAAGTCGTGTCATGGTTTCCAAAACATGAGATACAGCAAATGGCTATGATGTTCGGCTCACAAGAAACAATACATGCTGTAGCTTATAGTTATTTAAATGAAACACTTGGACTCGAAGACTATGAAGCTTTTTTACACGAACCTGCTACGGCTGCTCGTTTTGATAACCTCGTTGCATATGATGGCAAAGATCCCGTCGGTATCGGAAAGTCATTGGCTACTTTCTCTGCTTTCGCAGAAGGAGTTTCTTTATACTCTGCTTTTGCCGTTCTTTATAGCTTTCAGTTACGGAATCTACTTAAGGGAATCGGGCAGCAGATGAAATGGTCTGTAAGAGATGAAAGTCTACACAGTAAGATGGGCTGCCAACTGTTTAGACATATGTGTTCGCAAATACCAGGATTAAAAAAGGAATGTGAACCACATATATTTGAAGCAGCTTTAACAATGCACAATGCTGAAATGTCTTATATTAATAAGATATTTGAGATGGGTGATATAGATGGAATGAAAAAATATGACTTGGTACACTTTATTAAGAAAAGAGTTGGTGACAAACTTGCGGAGTTGGGTTACACAACTAAAAAGTATAAACAATGGGACTTCACGTTTTACGACCCCAAATGTATTGAAAATATGTCTTGGTTTGATCATCTTACCGGGGGCCATACCCATACTGATTTTTTCGCGGTTAGGCCAACTGACTACAGTAAAGCAAATGAAGGCGAAGATTTTCAAGATATTTGGTAATGAATAGGAAGTTACTAAAAATAATTGCAACAACTAAAAGGTTAACACCTGTTGAAAAAATGACCACTCGTATTGGTTATATGGGTGCTGGCTTTTTAGTTGCAGCGCAATGGACAATTGAACCTAAATTATATATTGCAGGTTTTATTTGTGTAATGGTACAGACAGCAGCAAGAAAACAATGGAATCTTGTTGCATTAAATATTAATGGGCTTATAGCCTGGATAAAACATTTATTAACATAATGTGGAATAAAGATTGGAAAAAAGGTATAGACTATCCTTCGTGGGGTGATACAGATGTATATAAGAAAACAATAGCTGGAGGTTATTTAGTTAATGGTGAATCACCAAAGGATGCTTACATGCGTGTATGTACAACTGTAGCGAAGCGTTTAAATCGTCCAGAACTAACTGAAACTTTCTTTGAATATATATGGAAGGGTTGGTTATGTTTAGCGTCTCCTGTGTTGTCTAATACAGGTACAGATCGAGGATTGCCTATATCATGCTTTGGTATCGATGTTGCAGATAGTATTTATGACATCGGTATGAAAAATTTAGAGATGATGCTACTCGCAAAGCACGGCGGTGGAGTTGGTATCGGACTTAATATGATTAGACCCGCTGGTGCAAACATAACTGGAAATGGAACATCTGATGGAACTGTGCCGTTTTGTAAAATCTACGATAGCACTATACTTGCCACGAATCAAGGATCTGTCCGAAGAGGAGCAGCAAGCGTTAATATTAATATTGATCACCCCGACTTTGAAGAGTGGTTGGAAATACGTGAACCTAAAGGAGACATTAATCGTCAATCGCTCAACTTACACCAGTGCGCTGTGGTCGGCGACAAGTTCATGCGAAGACTTGATAACGGAGATCAAGAAGCAAGGAGGTTATGGGGTAAGCTACTTCAAAAACGTAAAGCAACTGGAGAACCTTATATCTTATTTAAGGGAAATACAAACAAGAGTAACCCAGCAGCTTACAAAAAGCACGGATTAAAAGTGCATATGACAAACATATGTAGTGAGATTACATTACACACTGATGAATCACATTCGTTTGTTTGTTGTTTATCATCGTTAAACTTAGCCAAGTACGATGAATGGAAAGGAACAAACTTAATATATGACGCCACTTGGTTTTTAGATGGCGTGTTAGAAGAATTTATACAAAAGTCAAAAGGTAAAGTTGGCTTCCATAATTCTGTTAGATCTGCTGAAAAGGGTAGAGCATTAGGATTAGGTGTGCTTGGCTGGCATACATATTTACAGGAAAAAGGTTTACCATTTGAAGGATTATTAGCAACATATGAAACAAGAAAAATATTTTCACAAATTAAAATCGAGTCTGAACGAGCTTCACGAGCTATGGCTGAAATTTTTGGAGAACCTCTTTGGTGTGTCGGTACTGGTTTACGTAATACCCACTTACGCGCTATTGCTCCTACTGTCTCTAACTCTAAGCTTAGTGGAAACGTTAGCCCAGGTATTGAGCCGTGGGCAGCTAATGTATTCACAGAGCAAAGTGCAAAAGGTACTTTCATCCGTAAGAACCCGACTCTTAAAAAAATATTAAGGAAGCATAAAATAGATAATGAAATTATATGGAATCAAATACTAAAAGACGGAGGATCTATACAAGGTTTAAAACAATTAGACAACATTACGCATGGACCTCACGACATACCCGTCAAAGAAATATTCAAAACTTTCAAAGAAATTAATCAATTAGAATTAGTTAATCAAGCTGGTATACGTCAACAATATATTGATCAATCAGTTAGTTTAAACTTAGCTTTTCCAAGTGAGGCTACACCTAAATGGCTTAACAAAGTACATATAGCTGCATGGAAAAAAGGTATTAAAACATTATATTATATGAGAACCGAATCTGTACTTAGAGGCGATATTGCTGAGCAAGCTATGGATGAAAACTGTTTAGCATGCGATGGATAAAATAACATTAGAACAAATATTAGAGCCGGTAGGCGTTGCAAACTTTTTTAAAAACTATTGGGGTAAAAAGCATTTAGTTATTAGAAGAAATAAATTTAAAGATTTATTTAACTGGAATGATTTTAATAATTATTTAAATAGATATCCTCACGTAAAAGGTTTGCAGATTATTGATTACCGCAAACAAGGTGATGGCCGATGGTGTTTAGATAAAGTAAGAAATGGTAAATTAAAGTTACCATTAATAAGTAAACAAAAAATGTACAGCCAATGGACTGGAGGTAAAACATTTGTTATACCGTTTGTAGAATACGAAAAGAAAGCATTAGTTGATATATGTTTTGAATTTGAAAAGTATTTTGGCACAGGTCAAGCTAATGTATATGCTTCACCTAAAGCTAATTCAAAATCATTTCCAGCTCACGCTGATCAAACTGAAAACTTTTTATTTCATACCGAAGGTAAAACTAAATGGACAATATACAAAGAGTTTACGCCAGATAAACCAAATGAAATAGCTGAAGAGTTTATTTTAGAACCCGGCGATTTGCTATACATACCACAATACCAATATCACAAAGTTGATACTATAGGGCCAAGAATATTGATTAGTATACATTTTAAAAACAAACCTAATCAGTCTATAGAAAAATTTAAAGTAACATCAAATAAACAAAACAATAGACCAGAGTGGATTGCTTGGCAACCAGAAAAAAAACAAAAACCACAAAGTCGATCTAGACTTATGAATAAAAAGAACTGGTCTAAACCTTATTTTAATAAATTATGAAAGCAGGAAAAATTTGGGGTAAAACCGAAATGGTACACAAAAATGGTGTACTAGAGTTTCACAGAATAGAATACAATAAAGGATTTAAATGTTCAGAACACGAACATAAATTTAAATGGAACGGATTTTTTGTTGAGTCTGGTAAGATGCTAATAAGAGTTTGGCAAGACGATCAAGACTTGGTTGACGAAACAATACTTGAAGCTGGCGACTTTACTATGGTTAAGCCTGGTAAGTTTCATCAGTTTGAAGGATTAGAAGATGGTGTTGCATTTGAATTATACTGGGCTGAATTTAATCACGACGATATTAATAGAAGAACATCAGGTAAAAAAATATAAAATGAGAATATTTATAGGACACGACTCAAGATTTAAAGATGCAACAAAAGTTTGCGAAAAATCTATAAAAAACTACTGGCCAGACGCAGATATAACATGGTTAAACAAAGCTGTATTAAAGAAGCATAAGATATATGAACGAGAAGATGTGCCGGGTGAATCTACAGAATTTTCTTTTACAAGATTTTATGTACCGCTACTTTGCAACTATGATGGCTTAGCATTGTTTTGTGATAATGATTTTTTATGGAAATGTGATCCAAGACAATTAAGAAAGTATTTAAATGGCGGACAGCCAATGGCGGTTGTAAAGCACGAAGATTATGAAGCTGAAAGCAATAAGATGAATGGTATTGAAAACAAATCATATCCAAAAAAGAATTGGTCTAGCTTAATGCTATTTAGATGTAACCAGTTTAAAAAGAAATTATCAAAAGAATATTTAGATAAAGCAACGCCAAAACAGTTGCATGAATTTTATTTTATTAATGATAATAATATAGTTGACTTACCTAAAGAATATAATTGTTTAGTTGGTCACTACGATTTAAAAGGTGCTAAAGCATTACATTATACAAACGGCGGACCTTGGTTTGATGACTATAGAGACGCAGAAGCTTCTGAAGAATGGTGGAGAGTATACAACAGTTTGTAAAAGATAAACGTATTATATTTGTCGGTAACTCCGTAGAGATTATGAATCATAAGCTCGCGAAGTTTATCGATGAATATGATATTGTTGTAAGGTTTGGTAGAGCTATTGAAGCTAATGATTTACAAGAAGAATCATTAGGCACTAAATGTGATATATGGGTTACTGGACAATTTAGATCACCATCATATACTACCGTTAAAGATAAATTTACTAATGGTAAATTTAAAAACACTAAAGTATTACTTAATAGATGCCGTGGTAATTTAAAATTAAAAGATTGGGTATTAGAAAATAGATTACCAAAAGACTTTCCAGAATATACTGAAATGTATTCTGATGATGAATTAGTTAGCGTTATGAAACAGTTTGATAAAGACTTGTTAGGCGTTAATGATTATAGACCTAGTGCAGGATTTATAACTATATTATGGTTTATACAAAAAGTAAAAACCTATAAAAGTATTGATCTTATAGGTTTCGATTTCTTCGCTAAAAGCGTAGATAAAAGACCGCGTGATAAACGTGGACAAGTAAGTAATTGCAATCCTCATAGTTGGCACTTACCGGTGTATGTGTTAAATAGACCAGCTCATGATAAAGATATGGAACAACAATATATGTGCTCTCTTAAAAGAAGAGGTATTATAAATTGGCATATGCTCAGTAATTTGAATGTAGGTGAAGTACCTTATACTGGCTGGATGAATGGGTTGAAGATTATGAAAACAGCTCCTCGATATTCTAAGATATCAAAAATTTTGCCACGATCTCAGCAATAATTTCAATACATAATAATAATAAAATTGGCAGGATATATTCCCACCAATCATACTTTCCGTTATTATTTAAATCAAAAAACTTCATTATTTTTTTCCTTTTAATAAAACTTCACCGGATGGTCTTCCATCTCCGGGATCTTCTCTAGGTACAATTTTATCTGAACCTTTATCATTACTATTATTACTTCCTCTGCTTGATGACCCATGACTATAATCATAATGGTATGTTCTACCACCATGATACCAATTATTATATCCGTAATTCCACGGTGTGCTATAATTTATAATTCTATAATTAATAGGTCTTATTAAATCAATAGGTATTTTTAACGTATCACCTTCGTGTGTGACGGCTAATACATGTGTAATTTCTATTTTGGGTTTCTTTTGTATTGAGCAACTAGCTACAAATACAGTTAGTACAAAAAGGGCAATTTTCCATAGTTTCATATTATAGTTTAATTTTTAAATCTCCGCCAGAGGTTTTATAAACATCTCCAGTCACTAATCCACCATTACCAGCAGCAGTGTCATCGGCATACGTAGGAACAACCATTCTTATTCTACCTGCAAAAACCGCAGATAATGTTGAATGACCCGGGTCTACATAATGACTACCAGTTTGTGAATCAATAAATTTATAAGCATAAAGTTCGCCAACACCAGATACCTCTTTGTTAGAAGCATTTATAGCAATACCACCAATATTAGCATTGCCAGCACCTACTATTTGTCCAGCAACATTTATAGATATACCACTATGACCAGGATCTATATAGTAATTACTATCTTGACTATCATAAAATTTATAAGCATAAATATCACCAATGCCAGACATTTCTTGATTACTATTGTTTATATTGATACCGTTTATAGTATCTGTATTATTAGCAACTATAGTTCCCGTTGCAACTACACTTCCAACGTTTAAATTGCCAGTAGTTGTTATAGCGTTTGAACCAGCATCTATTTCTTTAACAGTAAATTTACCATCTTTATTAAAGCTTGCAAGCTCTGTAGTTCCTGAAAAGAACTTAATATTACGAGTAAGATCTTCATTAAATGTTGCACTTGAATCTAAAATTGTAAGATAAGCGCTATTAGAATACGATATTGACGTATTCATTTGCACTCTAAGCTTAGTTGCGCCAACAGGCGGCTCATCTAAAACAGTGCCTAAAACATTACTACCAGCATCCATCCAACCAACAATTGATGAAATTGTAGCGCTAGATATATTTTGATAATTACTTCCACCACCTAATCCATGAACAACTTTTCCAACAGCAATTTGATTAAATATACTAACAGGTAATGACGAGTTATCAAGAGCATATTGGTTTCTATTGAATTCAATTACTGTACCACCATCGTTACCGCCACGTGTTCTAAATATTTCTACACCTCTATCATATGCACCGTCATTATCAACATCAGCTTTTAATATTAAATCACCATATGAAGTTATTTCTGCATTTGTTTCTGCATCTACATCACCTAATTGTATACTACCTTTTACTTTTAATGATATACTAGCTGAAGGGTCTAAGAAATAAGTACTATCGTTACTATCAAATATTTTTTGTGCATATATATCTGTAACACCTGATATTTGATTAGTAGACCCATCTAAATATATATCAGCAATTCTAGCTGAGTTTGATAAATGTAAATCTTTCCATTCTTTTGCAGCGGTACCTAATGTATATGTATTTGTTGCATCTGGTATTATATGAGAAATAACATCTGCTGCAAATGATATCGTATCTGTGTTTGAATCACCAACTGTAATATTACCTGCGATAGTAACATTACCGCCGATCGTTGCATTTCCTGTTGTTGTTAATGTAGTAAAGGAACCAGCATGAGTGCCACCAAGTATAAAATCTTTTACGCCACCTACAGTGTAGTTTCTAGTAACAAAGTTTTTATCTTGTCCACCGTCTGATCCGATTAGTTTGTCACCTGCGGTTATTACACCGTCTGCTGCGACTGTATGAATTCGTGGCATATCTATATTGTTTTATATTTTGTTTTATTATTTTCGTCTTTATATGCTAATAAACATCTATTCCTATTAGCTTCTTCGTTTACATAACTTACGTGAACCCAATCTGGGTTATCAGAATTTCCGAATTCCCATATCATTTGGTCGAACGATAAATTTTTCTTTATGTATTCGTACATTTCAGCGTTACTCATGTAACCGTATACATCGTCAATATCAATTGCTTGGCCTTTACAATGTTGCGAATTGGCACTTCCGCCGATCGCTTTATTTAATTCAGGTCCGCGATAGAATGAATTGATCTTTATAGGGCCGTTTACGTGCTTTCTAAGGGGCTCAAATATTTTTTCCGCAAGTAACTCCATATTCGTTAAATGAGCCTTTGTAGGGTCGTTATTTAAACCTAGCCTCAAAGCAGTAATGCTATACACTCCCTCCTTATATGAGATATGTTCGCTTATGTTTTTCATTTAATTTTATTTTTTTGCATTATCTATTTCAAGAGCTTTAACAACATATTTTAATTGTTCTACGTCGTCTTGTAAATATTGTATTCTTAAATCCTGTTTTGCGTCGTCTGGTAATGCTCCCATTTCTCCGCGCGGCCATTTAATTCTAAATTCTTCATTAAGGGCTACAGCATCTTGCATTCTAATTACATCTAATTGTAACTGTGCTATTTCAGCTGTTAATGTAAACCAAACACCAGCAATTGATACAATACCAATAACTGCACCTATTACTGCTTTAATATCTAGCGATACTTTTGATTTTTCTGATAATTCTGCCATATTAATTTGTTGATGATCTTCTTCTTAATGTAGGAACGCTTTTACCGTCTATAACATCTTGAACATCTTCCCAGCGTACTTTTAGTTGCATAGATAAATCAGCTTGCCATGTTGCAACTGGTCTACCGTCTTTTAATACTATTACAGCAGGTACTGATCTTATTGCCTGCTTAATACTTGGTTTTTGAGAGTCAAAATCAACTTTCAAAATTTTTGCTCTTTTTAAGTTATCTACATCTTTCCAATCATTTCTTGAATTCCAATGTGAATTCATATATAATACTGTCATTTCTTGCGAAAATGAAATTGATGTAAATAATAATAAGATTAAAGTGATTAAGTTTTTCATAGTTATTCTTTTATTAGCTGATAAAGCTTTTCGTCTATATCCTCAAGCTTTTCTGCATTCTTGTCTACCTTTTCGTCAATATCAATTATTGTCGAACGAATTAATTCGTCTTTCAAATCGAACTCAGTTCTTGATATATCTGGTTTTGGTAACTCTTTTGCAAGCTCTATCTCAGCTGTTAAAGTGAAATAAGTTGCGGCTAAAGCAATAGCTCCGCCTATGATCATTCCGATCGTTTTCAAGTCAAGTTTTACTTCCGTTTCTTCTGATAATTTTTTTGCCATAACGATTAAGTTTGTATACTATATGTAATTACTTATTTTTTTCTTCTTTTAACATTTTTAACTCTTCTTGGCTTACCTGCTGGTTGCCCTAAAGATTTTTTTTCTCTTATTTTTTTTGCTTTTTCAGACGACGACATTTCGCTGGAAGTTTTAGGAGTCTTGCTTGATACTCTTTTACTTGGTCTGCAATAAGGCACACCTCGACCTTCACCTTTACGTCTACCGCAAGGTTTGCCAGTTCGTACATCAACCCATTTTTCTTTGAACCATCGTTTAAGAGCTGCGCCTTTTGCTGTTTTTCTTACTGCCATTATTTTTTCTTCATAGGCGTGTGACCACAACCTTTCTTTTTAAATTTTAAATGATCAGCAAATGTTTTTGCATCTTTAACGCTTCCGTCTTTACAATACATTTTATGCGGTTTGAATTTTTTTTCTTTCATTACTTTTTCTTTTTAGATTTATTACCCCAGTTAGCAGCACCCACTTTTCTGCACTTTGCAATAGCCCCGCTAGCATATGCAGAAGGAAATACTTTGTACCTTGCCTTTACTTTTTTATAACATGCGTCTTTTGCCATAATTATCTTAGTTTTGGTGTTCTTAAATTTCCACCACTCAATTTTGGTGTTCTTAAATTTTTATATTTGTTTCCATGATTTGCAGGATTAACTCTTGGTTTAGGATCTTCATCAACACCTAATTGATATTTTGTCCAACCACCAAGTAACCCTAACCTTTGCCATGCGTCTAAATCTTGTGTTACCGCGGTACTAACATGATCATATTTTCTTAAAACTCTATCTACGGGCACATTTGTAAGCGCAGCTGTAGTGTTTGCAGCCGCCATCCAAGCTGGATTTTTTAAACTCAAACCTTCAGATTTCATTTCGTCCATATCCCATTTCATACTTCTAGCTGCCATTTGTAGTCTTGTAAACTTAGCATCAATAGGTGGAGATAAAGCAACAAATTCATCAGCAACTTTTTCATAGTCAGGATTCTTTTTACCAGACTCTTGTATTAATTTTATAACTGCATTTTTTGCCACTGAAAAGAAAGCTGCTTTGGTTCCCATACCTCTTAATATTGAGTCAGCCATACTGTTACCTACATCAAAGTATTGTTTTTTATATTCCTCTTCTTCCTCGTCTGTAAACGCTAATGCAAATAAACCTTTTTGTAATGCGTTGAATAAAATATTTTGTATAACTGCATAGTAAGTAATTCTTTGCATTCTTATTATATCACTTTGTAATAAAGTTTTACCAGGTATTCTTCTTCTATTTATCATATCAAGAATATCTTTCTTTTTCATTCTTGCATACTGAGCAGGCGTATTTGCCCAAGCTAAAACAAGTCTACCTAATTCACTTGCTTGTTCTTTACTAATTTTATCTGGTCTACTTGATTGTTGAGATTCTTCAGCTGTTTCTTTAAAATCTAAAAATGCTTGAGCTTCAGCTTGTTCTGTGGTCATTCCTTGCTTTTCATATGTTTTTATTCTGTTTCTGTAAAATGACGCACCACCTAACGAAATCGCAAAACTATCTGCCATTTGTGTAGGTAAAAATCCTACTTGTAATATTTTAGCAATAACTCCTTTTGCACCTCTTTTCTTTGCAATACTAGCGATATCAGATTCACTTACATTTAATTTTAATCCACCTCTTCTGTCTCTTAAATATTTAGAATTAAATAAATTTATAAAATCTTTCCAAAATTGTTTTTGATTTGCAAAAGCCAAACCAGCTTTAAATATGTTGTTATCACTATAATTTATAAAATTAGCAGTAGATATTGTTTGTAGTAATGACGATCTTGAGTTAAAGAACATTGTAACACCAATTGAGCCAGTCATCCAATCAATAAACCCTTGAACCATGCTGTCTTTAGCAGGCTTCCTGTTAACACCACTTTTCATTCTACGGATTATATCTTCTACAGCATTTCTATATTTTTTACCGTATAAAGCTTCTAGCTTATTTAAATTTTGTTTAGTAAATATTCTATCAATATTTTCATTAAATTGTTTTAAATAATCACTTCTTTTAAAGTTATTAATATGTTCTGCCATATCTAAACCAATAGTACCAGCTACCCAGCTTTCATCTGGTTTTGGATAACTATCATTTTTATATGTGGCTATTAAACCATCTGCAAATTTCTTTAGCTTAGGGTCTTTTCTTACGTAATTAACTAATGTTTTTTCATCTGTTTTTGATAACCCTGGAATAGTATGGCCAGCTTTATTAAAAGCATATACTCTTACAGCATCTTCTTTAGTATATGGCTCTCCTGGTATTTCAACAGTTAAGTCTCTATTCTTTATACCAACTTGTTTTTTCATAGCATTAAAATCATCTAACATAGCTATTCTAGCGTTAGATAAATTATTTATACCTCTTGCAAATGGATCTAAAATATTTTCTTTTACCCAAGCAATTTGTCCTTCTCCTATTTTTCCTTTACCCATAAATTTATACATAAGACCCATAAAGTCTTCTGCTTGTGGCGGAATAAATATATCAAATCTTCCTTTCTTTCTTCCTGCTACTTTTGCTTTAGCATCGCTATATCTTTTTTCTTTAGCAACACCAGTTGTTTCTTCAATAATTTTATTAAAGTCAGCATCTAAATCAACTTCATTAAAATATGATTGCTGCATTTTAGCATTCATATCATCAATTTTTTGAGCCTTATCTAATACAGAATTATTATTATCTACGTTTACATCTGAGCCTCTTAACAATGGTGCTTTCTTAATATTATTTTTTGCTGTTTGGTTTGTTGCAAACTCGCCTTGATTATTAATACCAAACGTTTGTCCAATTGATTTGCCGTCTGTAAATATAATATTATTTACATCAATACCACCGTTAATATTTCCAACAGCTGTATTAAAGTATCTTTGCCACCAGAAGTTTGACATTACTTTCCAACCAGGTAACATACTTGTTCCAACACCAGCCTTAGCTAGCTTTTTGTTTTCTTTTGCATCTAAAGCAATTAATTTATAATTATCAACGATAGCATTGTAGTCTGCTTTAAAATTTCTATTTGTTAATATACTATCAAATAAATAAGCATATGCACCGGTAGCGGGCATTGCGTGCTCCATTTCGTATAATTTTAAAATACCATTTTTATTTACAACTCCTTCAGGATTTAATGAATACCCTACAAATTCAGCGCCTAATCTATGCGGATGATTTTTATTATTGCTAACAAAAGAATAATATACCGCTAATGCTCTAGCTGCTTCTTTACCTTCTGTAGGATCATTTTTTATAGCTTCATTTGTTCTTTCCCACATAGCGCGATGTATACGCATATTTTTTTCATTCCATTTTTGTATTGGTGATTTACCATCTTTTTTACCAACAATTAAATTTCTAGCAATTTTTTCAGGAGTTTTTATCATTGTATCATATGAAGATTGAGATAAATTATCTATATCAACTTCTTTACCTTCTTCATTTGTATATGTATAATTTTCACCATAAACTATACTATCATCATTTTTTAACTCTTCTAATTTTTCTTGATAATAAGTGTCCATGTCACCAGCAATTCGACGGCTGACTCTCATTATAGCTTTTGTTGCAAAAAAAGCATCTTTTGGAAAATATGGAAAGACGTGTTCTTTTAATGCGTCTGCAAAATCATCAATTCCTTTTTTTGTTTGAAGATCGTAAGCTTCTTTAATACCAAGGTGTTTTAAAACTTTGTTTATTATTTTAGTTCTTCCTTCTACAGCAGCCTCAGCTTCTAAAATAAACTCTCTATCAAGTATACTATCAACTTTTTCTTGCGGTAATATTTCCGATGTTAACCCTACATCAGAATATAAAAAGTTTGACTTACCTGCTGCAGCATCTGCTCTAGCTTGTTGTCTTGCATCTGGCTTTATATCTAAGTTTTCTATTTTATCAGTCGCAATTTTATTTACAGTATTTGCTGCTTTTACCTTAGCATAACCCTTTAAGTTCTGACCAATTTTTCTATCGTAGTTATTTAATTGACCAGCCTCTGTAATACCTGCAAATTCAGACTGTACTTTTTCAATTGTTTCATTTAATATTTTTCCAGTAAATTCAGGTTTTAATTTATGTACAAAAGAGTTTTGTCTTCTTTTACCAGTATTATCATAAAAGAAATTTAAAACGTTTCTAGGTAAACCTATAGAAAGATTTTTTGCTTCTTTTGAAACTTCAACTTTTAATCCAGATTCATCAAGTATAGATATGTCACCAGATATATTTTCAGGTGCCAGTGATTTTACAAACTTTCTAACTTCGTTTGCATCGGCTAAATCCCTTTGTATATTACCTGCTTCAGAGGATTCAGGAATACCATCAGTTATTCTTTTAGCATAAGTTAAATTAGCTTTTGGATTATCAATTTTATTTGCAGGTATATCAAACATTATACTACCAACTTTACCAGCAAACTTATCAGATAGCTTTTTATAAGTTAATCCTTTGTAATTTTTTTCATTAACCTTAACAGCATCTTTTATAGCATCAACATTATTCTTTACATTCTTATATTCTAATGGATTTACTCTTGTTTCTTTTGTAGTTGTAGTTTCTTTAAATTCTGTTTCAGTCATTGTTTCTGTGCTAAAACTTTCTTCAAGAACTTGATCACCCATTTTTTTAGCTCTTTCAAATATCTCTGCTTTTCTACGCCCAAATACAGAGCCTAAATACGTTGTAACTTTTTCAGGTCCTGTATAATTTTTTAACACAGGTATTTTTCTTGCAGAAAAACCTTGCATTGCAGGAAATATACCATTTAATTGTTCTTTTACAGCATCTTTTACATTTTCCATTGTATATGGACCAGATGGTGTAAACTTTAAAGCACTGCTTATTACAGGCCAATTGTGTTCAACAATTGCTTCAGTAATAGAAAATTTTGATGAGTCATTGGTTGAAGGCGAATTAAAAGTTTGGGCTAATAATTCATTTGTTAGTAAACCTTCATCTAAATCGTTTTTAAATTGTTTGCCTAAATCAGTTATTACATCAGAGCTTCTAAATTTACCTGTTTCAATATTTAATCCTGCGGTTTCAACTTCTCCTTCAAACGCAGCAAATTTTTCTTGTAATGCGAGTTGTATATTTTCTCTATTTATTCCTTTTGCATTTTTAAGCTTTTCTCTTAATTCATTTGCTGTATTTTGCGTTTCTAATTCATTAACCTTTTCTATTTGCGATTCAATTTCTTCTCTTATTCTTTGTCTCATTATCGCGTTGCCAGGCCCCATGTCTTCATTTTCCTGTATCTTAGCGTTTAGCTTCGCTATACCCTTTAATCTATCTGATTCTAATTGTATATTAAACTCAGCTTTTCTAGTTTTTATTTCTTCTTCTTTTACAGGTGCTTTGGGTGTTGTAATAGGACCAAGCTTAATTCTTCCTGACTTTGCAAAGGTTTTATTGTAATTTTTTAAAAAATCAAACGCTTGTTGGCCAGTCTTAATATTAGCTTTGTTTATTTCATCAGCTGATAATTTTAATTTATATTTAAAATAATCATTTATTTTATCAGCAAAGTTTTGCCAAAATCCAGCGTCTTGTCTTTTCCAATCAATATTTCCAATGTTTATTTCATCAGATATTGAAGTAAAAACTTCTTGTGCATATTGTGCTTCCGTATATACACTTCCGTCTTTTTGTTTTTTACCTACAAATGTTCCATCTTCTTTATATTCACCGTAAGTATTTTTTAACCTACTTAATATATCATTTACAGTACCTTCAGATATTCCTTTACCAGACTGTTCTTGTAAATAATTGTTTAAATCTTTACTAATGTTTATTATTTCTTCATCAGTAAAAGTACGGTCTAAAACAGCATGCAATACTTCATGAGGCATAGCCGCAGACAATACATCTAATTTTGATTCAAACTGTGCTTCAGTGCCGAGATCTCTTATTAACTTTTTATTTAAGAATATAAGTTGTTTACTTCCTTCAGTATATGGTGTTATAAAAGCAGGAGAATTTGAATTATTTACTGCTTCTTGCAACTCTGGGGATATATCATCAGTAAATTTAAAATTACCATTTTCGTCACTTTCTACAAGTGATACATCGTCAGCAACACCTAATGATTTTAAAAAGCTTAATCCATTTTTAATACCACCTTCATAATTTTTTATATAATCATTGAAAGTAAGAACTCCGCTTTCACTAATTTCTCCTGTTGAACTTAGCTTACTTATTTCTTGATCAATATCACCCAGCTTGTTGCTTTTTGTATTTTGATCAGTAATCATTTTTCTTGTATGCAATAAGTCAGCAAGCCTAGCTCTATTTTTATTATTTGCTTTATCGCCTAATTTAGCATTTGCTTCATCAAGTAATTGGGAATTTGCTAATATTTTATTTCCAACTTTTTCACTAATAAATTTTTTCTTTTTTAATCTATCTACAAATTTAATAACCTGTTTGCCATCATAGTTACCGTTAACCATGTTATCTAAATTAGTAAGATTATTTGCTAATTTTACTGAAAACCCTTTTGTTGAATTTTTGTACATTTCAAAAGCAACATTATGATAAGTACCTCCAATACCACCAATAGCTTCATTAAACCCTTCTGTAAAACTTAAATCTTCACCAGCAGTTCGTTGCGCTAACATTTCTCCACTAAATTCAAATCCAGGCTGTACTATAAGCTGTGAACCTAATGCTCTTGTAAATTGTTCACCACCGGTTGCCAAAGGTTTTACCATCATAGATGCTGCTTTAGCACTCATAAAGTTTGCAATCGCTATAGGTATACCTCTTTTAATTCCTTTTTCTCTTGCTTGACTTTGTATTTCAGGATTCATTAAAGCTTTTTCTACTGCTTCGGCATTGGTTATATCTATTCCATTTTCTTGCATAATATCTAAATATGCGTTTCCATATTCCATACCAAAACCAGCAAGCCCTGTCCATACCTGTAATCCTCTACCTGCTCCTGCAACTGTACCTACACCTGGAACTGCAGAGCCCGTTGCTGCGCCAGCTCCTACAACTGGAAAAAATATTTTTGAACCACTTCTTATTAATTGGCTCATTGAATTTCCAAATAAAGCTGTAGAAATTTCAAATGGATTTTGACCTAATAATTTTAATTGTTCCGCAACAGAGTCAGCATTTAAGTATTGTTCGTATACTCTAGAATTTAATATACCTTGTTGGTATGCTTTTTCTGTGGCTATTAATTTTGCAACTTTTGCAGCATCATCAGGATTATCCATGTCAACACCGCCGTAAAGTTCTGACATAATAGTAGAATTGATTTTACCACTACTCCAGCCACTTTTTATATTATTTAAAAAATTCTTATATTGGTCTGTATACTCGCCTCTAGTTCTTTGTACATCATCAAAGTTAAGCAACATTGTTGAAATTTCATTTAAATCGTTTAAATTTTTAGAACGTTGATATAGTGCACTGTGTTTAGTAGAAAAATCATTTAAAGGTTTTGCATTATTAACAATAGTGTTTAACGCATCTATTTTTGAATTTAATAAACTTTCTTCTTCTTTACTTTTTGGTTTATATTTTTCTAATTTACTAATATCACCGCCAATAATTTGTTCAATTTCTTTTGTTGCATTATCTATTTGACTGTTAAATTCATTAACTTTTAATTCAAAATTTTCGTTATTAAATTTTAAATCATATTTTTGTTCCCATTCTTGCTGTAGTTTTTTCTGCTCTTGTTCAATTACAGGCATTTCTTTTTCAATTTCAGCTCCAGCTTTATTTTTAATATCAGCATAAAATAAATTTAAATCGCCTTCTGCTTTTAAAAAATCAGGGTTAGTAGTTATATTTGAATAGTCTTTATTTTCCTTTTTAAATTTTTCTAATTCTGATTTTAAAACATCTCTTTTTGCAAAGCCATTTTGATCAAAATATTCAGGATATTTTTTTATTTCCTCTTCAGTGCCTTGATATGATCTTTTCATAATATCTGGCGCTAAAAGTTTTATTGATAATGGAATTGGTACACTACCGGGTTGTTGATACCTTGTTGTTTTAAATTGAAGTTGTTCAATAAAATTAATTCTTTCTTGATTATCTTTACTTTTATTTTTAAGGTTTTTTATGTCTTTATAATTAAACCCTCGGCTAGCATACCAATGATCAGCAAATAATTCTTCAGTTTGATCTTCGTCATACATTTCACCAGAGCTTCCTTTAAATTGAACTTTACCATCACCTCCAGATTCTATCATTGATTTTTTCAATCTTTGAAATTCTTTAAGATCAAATTCTTCAAGTTTTTTAGGTGAAGCATAACCTACAGCGCTTTTTTTATTTGCTTTAACAAATTCTTCTAATTCATCAAAACTGTTTCCTCCTCTGAATAAATCTCTTTTGTTAATTTTAAATGTTTTTGTTATAGGATTTTCAGCATCAGTTGTAGATACTTTTATAAAATCACCTATACCTGCTTGTTCAAAAACAAAACCATATTTGCCAAATCTTTTCATTAATTCTGGCTGTACTTTTTCTTCCTCAAAGTCCGATTGGGTAATGGCATTTGATTTTCTAGTTCTTATATTTTCAAAGTATTTAAAATCTTCTTGTTCTTGAGGAGTAAATTTACCCGCACCTCCAGTTAAAATATTAGCTCTGCTTGGTGCTGATCCCGATGAACCAAGATCCAATTTGGAATCCGTACTGCTTAGGTTTTCCGACCCTACACTCGCAGTCTCCTGTACAGGGTCGTTTTGCTTTCCCAGTTTATACTGTTCTTTAAATGCATCAAAATCTTTTGAATATAAACTATTTTGCGATAATTTATTATGCAATTTTTGAACCCCTTCTTCGTTGTCATATTGCTCTAAAAAATCGTCATAAGACTTTGAATATAATTTATTAGAAAATAAATTATTATATAAAATTTTTGGATCTGCCATAAATTATTTTTTTAGTCAAGCAACATACTACCGCCAGCTGGAGTAGTGTTACCTGTAATTTCACCCCATAGCGGGCCAGTTGCTTCGTTTGGATTACTATCAGCCCAATTCTTTAACCATTCTTCGCCGGATTTTGTTCTTTTTAATTCGTTAAACCATTGTCTGTATCTTGCATCTTTAAATTTACCTTTACCAGCCAATTCTTTTGCTCTTATTATAATTTCGTTATTTGCTTTAACTTCAAAGTTTCTAGCGTCTTTAGTTTCAGCACCAAAGTTTATTAATAGCTTTTTATAATCAGAAGGACTATAAGCGCTAAATGTAGCTTTTTTAGCGTCAGTATCTGCTAAAAATTTAACATTTGCTAGAGGTACATCTGGGTTGTAACCAGGATCACCTGGCTTCAATGTTATCTTATAGCTTTTTGGATCACCAGCATAAACGGTTATATTGCCGTCGTAATCAACATTCACATCAGTAATTGATGTTTTTTCACCACCATCAAATTCATATTTTTTGTTTTTAAATATACCTTTTAGTTCTTCAGCACCTTGATTTACTTTCATATTGTCAACTTCAAAACCTAAATCAATAACATTAGTAAAATCATCTAAACTTCTATTTAAATCAGTTTTTTGAACATTATAATATTGATTTTCATCATAAATATTTTTTCTTTGAAGAGTCGTTAAGTCACCGCTTGTATCTATTTGTTTTTCTTCTGGTTTATTAAATTTATCTAACAATCCATTTGCCTCTAATGTATTTATTTTATAGTCTCTAGTTAATTTATGTTTTGCAACTAAACTAGCCGCATAAATATCTTCTATAGCATTTATTTGATCAGGGCTTAATTCTAAATTACCACCCTTTTTAAGTTCTCTATCATTTAATAATCCATCAACACCAATTAACATACCCTTCTCCATTATTCTTTCAATTTGTTCATTGCTTAAATTAGTAGCAGGAAAACTTGATTTAAATGTATCAATTTTTTCAATATTGCTTGCAGGAACTTTATTATTGTAAATATCATTTGTATTTTGCAATTGAGATGAAGGAATTTTACTTAAATTAAATGCACCAGTTCCTCCTTCGTAATCCATGCTTTCTGCTTCAAGATTTAAAGTGCCATCAGGTTTTAAATACTTTTCTAAACCATCAGTTCGGTCTACATGCTTAGCAAGTACATCTCTAGCTTTTATATAACCCTCTGAATCGGTAGCCTGCAGTGTTGTTAATAAGTTTTCTATTTCACCTTTAGCATTACCTGTTATTAATCCATCTTTACCATAAGCCTTATCAAAAGTTGTTTCTATTTCTTGTCTTGCTACACGGCTATCAGAAGAAAATAACATGTTTATTTTATTAGCAGGAACTTTTTCAATAATTTTTCCGTTGTTGTCTTTAAGTTCAAAATATGATTCAAAACCTTTACCTGGAATAAAATCCATTTTAGTTTCTAATCTACCTTCTTCTTTTGCCCTACTATAATACATTTGATCTTCATAAGCACTATCTCCTCTATCTAAATCATCTTGCTTACTAAGTTCTTGATCATATGTAAATGAAGCTAATGCTTTTATAGGTGCGCTATTTGATGTCCAACTGTTTGTATATTGTCTTAATTCTTTGCCATCTATTCTAGTTTCTTCACGAGCTGTAAACAAACCTTTTATACCTTTTTGTCTTTCACCAACCGCTAAAGCATGATCATAAAATTTATTTAAAGATTCTTGCATTGCTTCTTCTGTCATCTTTGCATCACCTTCAAGATTTTGCATCTTTACTAGCATGTCATCACCCGCACTATATATAGTTTCTTCGTAATTTTTTCTAGCCTCTTTTCTTTGTTGAAAGATTTCTTCTCCTTGAGCTAAGCCTTGCTGGAATGCTTGATTAAAAGCTTTTGTGCCTGCAGTATAGTCTACTGAGAAAAATCTTGGATTTTCGTATGCTCCCATAATTTTAAACTGGATTTCCTGTTCCTGTTGGAACGTCTCTTGATGCTGCATACATTCCGCCAAGTACTCCAAACGCACCACCTAATGCTTGACCCATCATTTGATTTGCTTGATTACCATATTGTGCAGCTTGATTTGCGGCGTTCTGTTGTTTTGCAGCTAATCTATTTAATAATTGATTATCTCTTTTTTCTTGTGCACCAAACTTAAATGCAGCACCTTGTGCTCTTGCTTGTTGTACTCTTCCTGCTTCTCTTAATTGCATTTGTTGCATTTGCTGTTCACCTTGTGCTCTTAACCTAGTATTAGCTGCTTCTTGTTTTGCAATATCTGCAGCAATATTAGCTTTGCTTCTTGATGCAGCCTGTGCTAATGCCGTAGCACCACCAGCGCTTGCACCAGTTGCTCTTAATGTATCTAGTGTCGATGCTAAAGACAAATCTTGTTCTCTAGCTCGCATTTCTGCTGCTTCCGTGGCTACTTGCAGATTTTGAAATGGATTGCTAATCATACCACTAAGATCTTTAACATTAGCGTATGGATCTATTACAGCTTGTCTATTTGCTTCAACATTTGATATTCTACGTTCTAAAGCAGCAGCTTCTTTTCTTGCTCTTCTTGCCGCTCTTCTAGCTCTGCCCGCACCAAATAAGCCACTTATTAGTGATGCACCGCCGGAAATTGCCATTGTAATTGGGTCCATATTTATTATTTTGATGATATTACGGTTTCACTTAAAGCCGTAAATAATTCTTGTTTAGTATTTTCTGTTGTTTTTAATTTAGCATGTAAGTACATTCCTTTTATACCTGAAACTTCTCCTCCAAACAACACTTCGTCTTCTTGACCTGCTATTGATCCATTTTGTAAAATTGAAAAATATTTATTTTCTTTTTTCTTAAACATTGATGGTAATATATAATCTGCATTAAAACTATAATCAGCTTTAGCAATATCCACACCTAAATCTGTATAAGATCCACTATCTAAATCTGTTTTTATATCACTTGCAGACCAACCTGTTGTACCTTCATAACCTAATGTTTTAAAAGTTTTAACTACTGAACCATCCGTGTTTATAACTGTTGTTATGTTAGATTCGTCGGCTGGTTGTCCATAAAATACATTATAATCTGTATTTTGATAATGTGCATATATATTTCCTTTTTTGAAAGTATACATAGTGCCGTTTAAAGTAAAACCATTTTCAGGATAAAAAGTATAAAAACTAGTCCAGCCTTTTGAAGATTCATCAAACCCAATAGTTTTACTTTGTTCTTTTAAATGTAAAATATATTGATCTTTTACATTATCATACATGCCAATTAAGTTTGTATTTAACTTAAGATTATCTTTAAAATAATCTCTCATACCAAAGTTTGATATTTCAGTAACACCGTCTCTTGTTAATCTTATAACAACACCTCTTTTTTTATCTGTAAAGTACTTTCTATTACCTTTAACTGCAAAACTTTCTGGGTTTGTGCTTATTCCATATATACCTAAAAACGTTCTTACTTGTCCAATAACTAAGTTTGATGCCGTTGATAATGGATTTCCTTCAGCTGTAAATATAAAATCTTTATTTATACCAGCAGCATTACATTTATCTTCTTGTAATATATATAGCTCACGATCTTCTGCATGCAACTTTTGTATTGAACCGTCTGTTATATCAACTGCTTTTGTAATTGCTGCACCTATAGGAAACTGATTTGTTTCGTTTATTCCAGTTCTTGAATTGTAAATACCAGAATAAATCATTGCATTTTTTCTATTTATAACAGTATAATCATCATTAACAGCATACGCTCTAACACCTGGCTCCATAAATGTTTCATTAAATCCACCTTTTATTCTTGCCTCTTCTATATAATATCTATTAGTTGGAACATTTGCAGTTTCTGCAAATTCATCACTTTTAATAAATATAGAGTTAAAATAACCAATGTCTAATGTTTTTGCCATGTTATATTAATTATTACATATTTTATTAATTCCCTAATTATATGGTTAAGGGCAAGGGAAACCTGTACAACCATTACCCACACCCACAGATTGTACCGCACCTCCCGTTACAACATCATGCGTTCCATCCGCCATATTATTTGTAATTATTGCTTTATTACCCGCACTCGTTGTTCCTGCTGCGTCTGTGTAAACTAAATCACCAACTTGAACAGTTAAAGAAGTTTGTGTAACTGAATCTGGTCTTTTTATAAAGAATGTACCGCTTGGGGAATTATTACATAAAGTGTTACAAACGCCTGCGGGGCTACTAGCATATAATGTGTTTGTGTATGCCTGCCATAAACCTATTTCTACATCACAAGTATCACTTGCAACATTATTAGTTTGTCCGCTGTTATCATTAACTTGAACAGTTATTCTGTATTTTTTTCCAACCTCACTAGCAGGAAAACGATGACCGGCAATTGCTACGGCACCATTTATAGAATTTATACTAAACTTAGCAGCATGTGTACTTGAATTGCTTGGCGTACCGTCTGGATCAAATGTAACACCCGTAATACTAAATGTTAAATTAGATGTGTTTTGTGTTGTATCTGCGCTACCATTTACGGCAGATATAGGTAAAAATACTTGTAATCTATTTGATTGAAAATGTGGGTGTGTAGCTGTTTCTGGTAAAGTTATTGATGGTGTAGAGTTTGTTACAAATATTGAAAAATCTTGTACTGTAGAATTATTACTATTATCTTCAGCTTTAATTCTTACCGTATATGTATCGCTTGATGTTCCAAAATAAGCGAAATTACTTGTTGTTTTAAGTTGGAATTGATTATTTCCAGCGTCCTGTATATCAAAAAACAAATTACCTGTTGTGTCTATTTCAGTGCCATTTTTTAATACTTGAATAACAGAATAAGTTATACCAGTCATTTCAGCCGGTGTAGTACCGTTAGGGCCTTGATTAAATGTTTCAAGGTGTGTTGAACCTACAACATTTCCAGCTGTTAAATTTTCTGCTAAATTAGCTTCAGTTGTACCATCGCTAAATTTGATGCTTGTTGGAATACCCGAAGCGCCAGGACCTTGTACTATATCAGCATTTAATTCTGATATTAAACCACAAGTTACTGTTTCATAATATATATCTAACGCGCTTTCAAAACCTTTTGTTTCCCATACTGAAAGTCCGTCACTACCTCTAAAGTTTAATGGAGATTGATTATCGCCAGCTGTAACAGCTATTTCGTAACCAAACCCATTGGGCATTTCGGCTAATAAAGGATTTTTCTTAAAGTTATAAAGAACAGTGTATGCTTGATTACTAGCTTCATAAGGAGTACCTGCTGTCATTAATTCTAACCCGTGATCTAAAGCTTTTCCAATGCTTGTAATATTCACAAGTGGTCCATCGTCCATTATATTAAGCGTATTGTTGTTTGCACCAGAATTTGAATTAGTAAAAACAGTTTGTCTAATTTTTGGATATAAATCTACGTCTGTTGGGAATATTGAATTTTCTTCCGCAGACCCTTCTGTTGTATCTCGAGGAACTTTGTTTATATTATCACCATGCAAAACTAACCAGCTTCTTTTATCTTCATCTGCATAAAATAAACCAGGGTCACTCATGGTACCTGAATCTGGAAAACCATGTATTGTCATCGGTGCATATATATTATAGTACTCATATTCATTTTGTTTTACAACAATTTTATATGTATACCAACCGGTTGGATTTGTTGCACTATATAAAACACTTCTTCCTGCTTCGTCTGTTTCAGGTATTCTTTTGTTAAATGTTATTTCTAAATTTTGACCATTCCAGCTTTGAGCTGTTTCAGTACTATTTTGAGCAGCAACAGTTATAATAGAATTTTCAGTATTGTCAGATAAAAATACAGGAGATTGTCTACCGTATCTATCAGCTAATACAACACCAACTTGATATGATCTTCTGCTTTTAATAGTATGATAAGGATATTGTGTGCTAAATTTTTGTGTATCACTTTTATCACCCACAGCAAGAGTGTAATCAAAAGAATAATTTAATCCTGTATCATAAGGTTTATTTTGAGATCCTTCTTGGTAATTACCGTAAACAACTCTATTACTAATTATTTCTTGAGCTTTTGCTTTGGTAGGCACGTTATCGTATACTCTTGTTAACTGTTGTTCAGGTAATGTTTTATATGGTAAACTACCTTTATAAGTATAATTATATATTTTGTCATTGCTTACGCTAGCATCTGTTATATCTAATTGTGCTATACTTTTTATATCAGGTCGATCAGATTCTTTTATTAATATTTCAATTTTTTCAATTTCAAAATCTGTTGTAGGTGTTGCGGAAGGTAATTCTATTTGTAAATTAACGTGGGACGCATCGTTGATCATGCTTTCTAATATTGTTGATTTACTAGCCTCAACTTCTTGCGCAGTTGTTAATCCTCTTCCTTGTGCATCATGTCCATCATATGCTGAATTATATGTTTGAGGTATAAAACAATGTTGTGTAAATGGTGATATTAAAGAATACTCACTATCTTTAAATTGAAATCTATATGCAAATCTTACAAATTTTTCTTTAAGTCTATCGTTTTGATTTATAAAAGTTAATGTATCTCCATTTCCTGCGCTTATGTTAGCGTCTACGTTAATTGTTAAACCATCAGCACTAACTGATTCAACTTTAGCATTTAAAGCTGTTAAAGTTGTTGTGCCAGAAAACACTTCCATGCCAGGATGTATTTCATGATTTGTATCTGAAGCTTGGGTTATAGTTATAACTTTAGCGGTATTAACCGCCGCGGCAGTAGTTGCTTGATGTTTTAATTTTTGTATACCAGTATGATCTGTGCCATCAACTTGTCTTAATACTTTTGGCGCTATATACGGATAATATCTTGCAACAGATATTTTATCTTCATTATTATAATATGAAGTATTATTAGTAGCAGTTACAGTGTTTATTTTTCTTGGTTGGTTTTTATTATCAGTCCAAAACAATAATTCATCAATTACATTTACACCTGTTATTAAAAAATCAGTATCAAATTTTAAAAAATCAGTAGAATTATTTATTAATGGTATAGGTGCAACTGCGCCTTCTTGATAATAATATATATTGTCTTTATGTTTTGAATTGCCTTTTACAAAATAGTATATTGTATTTTTACCATTTTTTTCTTCTTTATCTACGAAAAAACCAATAACAGTACCAACATCTTCTGTAATTAATAAATCTTCTTCTCTTAATGTTAAAACAACACTTGTTGAACCGCCAATTGCAGGAGTACCTGTATCTTTACTTATTGTTATAGTATCACCAACTTTATATCCAGATGATGTTCCGCTAAATGTAACTTTAGTTACTGTTCCTCCGTCTATTATAATATTAACACTTCCGCCAACACCATTGCCGTTTGTTGTAAATCCAGAGGTAACATTAGGCACACCGCTATAACCTGCACCTGCAGCATTAATTCCGTCTGTTGTATTTGTAGTAACAATTCCTATAGTTCTTTCACCAGATTTAAATGCACCAGTTGTGTAATTTAATTTATTACCTAAAATATTTTGCACAGTACCCACGTCAGAACCTTCAGACTTTGTTATATGGATATTCTGCGCATCAAAATATTCTCCGTTTTTTAACAAACGAGCATCAATATCTTTATTCATTTTACCTTCAAGGAAGGTAGTTTTGATTTCTGGCATGTAATATTATTTAATCATTTTAGCTTTACCTCGCATGACTTGAGTCATTTCTTCAGTTTTTAAATTTGCTAATCTTAATTTAGCATTACGCATTGCTGCTCTTTTTTCTTTTCTAAACCTATTTATTATATATTCAGGCATATTAGCTTTAGCAGAACCAATAGCATGAGTTATATATTTATATATTGCATCTTCAGCAAATTTATGTATTTTTATTTCTTCATCAGTTCCTAAGCTGTCAGATATGTATCTAAGTGTTATTACTTTTTCAACTAATTGATTACTAAAATTAATTGTACCACCTGCTTCATCAATTACAAAAAATCCATTTTCAGTTGTAGTCTCAGGCGTTAAACCAAATCTAGCGCCGTGTAATGACATTCTATCTACTGAATCATCATATACAGAATGATTTACTTTTTGATTTGGTAATGATCCTGTAATTTTAGTTGTATCAAAATCTTTAAATCTAGCGTCTATTATAGAAGATCCTGTTAATGGTTTACCATCAGCATCAAACATATAGTTAAAATCTTCATCTTGTAAAAGTGGTTGTGAAGCTTTTGATGTAAGTCTTGTGGGCATAATTAATCTTTCTATACCAGAATCATCAACCCATGATATCTTAACATAGTTAACATAATCATTTGGCATTGGCATTGCTAAGCTAGGCCCCAATTCTATTTCTTGTATTTTTTCAACTCTAGATATATCATAAGCAAACTCTTGTATACCACGTTGTGCATGAAACATTACATCAGTTTTCTTAGCACTATCTATAATTTTACCATCACCAACAAAAGCAACTAAATAGTTGTTTATAATATCTTTTAAAGTTATGTATCTATAACTACCTAAACGACTGTTTATTAATGCTACTCTTACTACATCTTGTTCAGCTCTTCCTGTTGTAAAAGTTAATACGCCATTTGAATAAGCAAATCCTGAAGATACTTCAACCTCATTAACAAACACAAGAAATTTACCGGCATCATTTTTGATAGCCAGTTCTATGTCTTCATTTACGGTAAATTGAGTTTGATTTGCTGTAGCAATAAATACCTGAGCGTTTTCGTAATACTGATATGCTGATGTTTGTAGTAATGCCATTATCTAGTTATTTCAAGTTGTATTTTTTTATTTTCTTCGTTTCCGGCCATTTGTATTAATGTAGGATCTTTTACGATTACACCTGCATGTGCAAGTATTTTTATAACTAAATTAACTTGTTCAGACTGATGTAATTCAAAATTATAAGCACTTGCTGGTTGGAACTCATAGGCATTATTATTTGTTCTTGTAAAACTCCATTTAGGTTCTTGTGGAATTTTAACATAATCTATCTGTGCCGATGTTAATGTAGTTGGTAAAAATTTTATATTGGTATTTATCGTAACATTAGAAACCGTTTCTTGATTAGTAGTGTTTGAAGAAGACGATTCTAAATAATATACCGGATAGTCTAAACTAGGTTTAGTTAATTTTGAAGCATTTATATAAGATAATTCAGATTTTTTAACTTCTTGTAAGTTAATTGTTCTGCTTCCTGATGTTATATTTATAATTCTATACAAGTCAACAGGTAATGTAGATGAACCGTTGCTTATACTTAATGTAGCTTCTTTAGATAGTATATCTATCTTTTCTTTTATGTTTCTTGGCAAATCTCCATACTCATCATTTACAACAAAACTTTTTTTCCTGTTCATTGCTCTGTTATAATCAAAGAATGATTTTTCAAGTAAGTCTAATTGCACTTGTGCACCGATTTTATTAAATTGATCAGGTGTCAAATATCCTCTACCTTCTTTGTTCATTATAGAAAGTACGGTTCTATATACTGCATTTACTGATATTGCCATAATATTTTTTTATATAATGATTAAGCCGCCGTAGCGGCTCAACCACTACTGACTTATTTTAGTCTTTTTTCAATTGTTTGGTAAACTTCAACACCTTCATCTGTTTTAAACCAAGCAGCTAATGCTGAATATGGATTTTCATCAAATGGAACTGTTATAAGTTTTCTACCTGTTGATCCCCAAGTAAACGTTCTTTGGTCTTCAGATAATTTAATAATATGATTTTCTACGGCTTTTATACCTAGATTTCTAATACTAATGTTTTCATCTTCCGCTAATTCTAAGAACAATTCTGGATTGTTTCTAGCAAATAGTAATAAATCTCTTTTAAGCTCCTTAGAAGTCATCGTAGATACCTTAGATCCCAATTCTGACCTCAATATTGCTTCTGCATGATCAGGTTCAATTGTTTGTGCAGCTGTTAAAGCTGTAATTTCTAATTGTAAATAATCTAATTCATTTTCCGCAACTTTAACTGCGTCATATTCTTGGAAATGCGTACCGTTTTTAGGGTGAACTGAAAGAAATTTTTGTAACGTTTGTTTTTCTTTTGGTACAAAAAGCTTTCCATTTCTAAAAGCAATATGACTTAATCTTTGACTGCCTTTCATTTCATCTATAAATATTGTTTTTTGATTTTCGCAATATTTAACTTCTCTTTCATAACCAAGCTCCTCATCAAAATGTAAAAAGCCTCTACTATTTAATATATACGTGATAGGTGTATCATTAATTGTTAATTCATATAACCTATCTTTGTATTCTATTTTTTCTTTTTGTTTTTGTTTTGGTGGGGCAACCACTTGTGGTTCCTCAACAGCCACCTCTGCTATTTTCTTTTTTGCCATAATATAATATAATAAAAGTTTAAAATAAAGGCATTGGGTGCCGAAGCACCCGTACCTTTAATAGATATTAAGAATCAAATCTAATGAAGTTGTTTGCAGCTTGTACTACTAAACATCTTTCAGATAGATAATGAATTTCCATTTTATCAACTCCAGAAGCAGTTGCACCACCTACTGAACCTGTAACCCAAGTTTTCATCTTTCTATCATCAGCTTGAGAAGCTCTATATCTTACGTGTAAGAATGGTCTTCTAACATTTGCTGCTAATACTTGATCATAAACTGAGCTACTACCAGCTGGTAATAACACTCCTTTTAAACCTCCAGTTAAACCTCTTGTAGATTTATCGTTAAGATATTTCCAGTCAGTTTTATAGAAGTCATAAGAACCTCTTCTGAAACCAGAGAAGCCAAGATTAAGCGCCATATCTTCAGAGTTGTTAAATACACCGTAAGATGTACCACCTGAATAGTATGCGTTTAAGCCCGCTAATAAATCATCCATTACGATGTTAGCGTCTCTATCTAAGAATAACATGTTTTCTTCAATAGCTCCTTGCTTATCTAATTCTTTTAACAAGTCATCAAATTCACCGATCTCAGGAGATGCGTTGAACTGTTGAGTTGCTACGATACCTCTTGAACCAATAGCTGAAAGTAAACCTTCAGATCCATCAGGAATATCAGAATCAGCATTAGCGTGTGACTTTTCAGCCTCAACCATTGCCATTTCCATATACTCTTCAAATCTAACGTTTGTATCACCACTAGCTTTTAAGTACCATAAATAACCTCCTTGTCCGCTTTCACCAGTTACTTCAACCCAGCCGATTTGTGCTGTGTCAGAACCATTGATTTCAAAGTGATCTTTAAGAATCATTGGCTTGTTAGTGAAAGTTTTAAAGTTAGGCTCAACCGATTCAGTCATTGAGTCAGTTCCTTTTTTGAATTCAGAACCGTAAACAAATAACTTAATAGTTTCGTTACCAGCAGATATTCCAGCTAAGTCATCGATGTTTTCTGCACCGTAAGGCTTAATTTGTGGAGTATTACCTACTGATTTTACAAATGCTTTGAATACTACACCTGATACTTCACATACAACTGTGTTACCTATTCTTAAAGAATGAGTAATTGTAGAACCACCAGTGTTATCAATATCTAAAAAGTTTGATAAATCACCTGTTGCAGTTGCTACAGTTGCTTGATAAGCGATGTGTAATCTTCCTTGCTCAGACCAAATAATTTGATCAGATTGTAATGGTGCTTCTGCACCTGCCATTTTTAAGAATCCAGCTACAGTTCTGTTACCGTATCTTTCAACTTCTTTTTCATACAGCTCTGGTAAATATTGCTTAGCCCATCCATCATTTTGTATATCTAAATAACTACCAGCAGTAGTCATTTTTTGTACATTTGGACTTACTAAACTACTAGCACCAGGTCCTGTAAATACATTATTGTTTGCCATTTTAAATTAATTTTTTAGTTTAATAATTTTTCAGTTTTAATTTTGCTCCCGAAAGATTATCACCTGAAATAACTTTCACTTTTAACCCACCGGCATCAACAAAACCATCTGCGGTTTTACGCGGTGTCATGTCGATATTTTTAGCGTCTGCTGTCATTTGTTTGATCGCATCAGCTTTACCTTGTTGATAAAAATGATTTGCTATAGAATCAGGATTTGAAGCGGCAAATAAAGCTTTATGAAAATCACTTGCGTTAGTCAAAAGATTATTTTGATCAACATACTTATCAAAAACATTTGATAAATTCTGTGGTTTTACTTTGCTCACATCTTTAACATTAAACCTGTACTTCTTTTCTCCAACATTGAAATTAAAACCTTTAAAATCTTTGTTGAACAACTTATTAGTTTCTTGTTCAAAATGTTTTGTTTGCTTCTGTAATAATTCGTCAGCCTGCTTTTGCTCATTATTGTAGCGATTGAAAAAATCTATAGCCTTTTGTTGCTCTGGAGGTAACTTAGAACCCAACTTGACTTCTTCGTAATATTTATCCTTCAAACCTTCCAAATAGTTTTTAGCATTTGCAATTGCTTCTTTATGAGCTAATTTTTTTCTTTTAATAAACTTAGGCTCATCTACTTCTTCGTCAAATGAAAATTCATCTTCCATAAGGAATTGTATTTCATCATAACTAAGATGAGGCTTAGTTTGTTTGTAATATTCAGTTAGTAATGTGTTATTATCTACATTACTATAATCTGCGTTTAATCTAACGTAATCTTCTAAACTACCGCCAGTTTCATTCATAAAGTCTACAACTTTTTGAATATTTTCTGGTAAAGGTTGCGCGTTTGATTGAGCTTCTTCTATTGCTTCTTCAACTTCTTCTTGTAACTCTTCAACCTTTTCTTCAACTTCTTCGTCTGTAATTTCTTCTAAAACTACTTCTTCTTCTTCGCGTACTCCTTGCAGTTCCACTTCGGCTTCTTGCCCAGCTTCTTCATTTTCGCCGCTTCCGCGTAGCACGCCATCTTCTGTTTTTTGTTCTTGAACGGCATCTTGTTTTTGTTTAGGTGGTTTACTTAAATCTACTTTGTACATGTCCGATTCTTTGTCATACTGAGAATCTTTCTGCACTTCTTGTTCTTTTTCGGCTGGAGTCTTCACTTCGTCTTCCAGCACTTTTGCTTTAATTTCTGCCATAATAAAATATTATATAATTATTTAAAAATTTATCTTGGTTCAAATTGCTCTAAACCAAATCCACCTAAGTTATCCATTCCTGCGGATTCAAACTTTTTTGGTGGCTTGCCAGATTTTCTCTGGTCTATTAATTCACTTTGTTGCGATGCTTGTATTTTAGTTCGTTCGTCTTTACGATCTTCTTTATACTTCTCTTTATCATTAATTACATTCGATTCAGCTTCTTTAAGCTTCATGTTTAATTCAAATTCAAATTGCATTAATTGTTTTTTAATTTCAGCTTCTCTTTCAAGTTTTGATATATCAAATTGAGTTTGTGCTTGTGCAATTTGTACTTTACTTTCAGCAATACCTTGTTGCTTTTGTATTTCTGCAGCAGCCGCTGCTTGAGTTGATTGCTGATTAGCTTGCGATTGTGCTTGTATGTTTTGCTGTTGTATTTGCTGATCTAATTGTTGTTTTTTCTTTCTTCTTACTTTTAATAATTGATTAGCAAGTTTTAAATTTCTAACTTCTCTAACGTCAATAGCATCTTCAAGATTTATTTGTTGCTGCTGAATAGCCATTTGAATATTGTTTTCAAGAAGTTGTTTTTGCTCATCATCAGGAGCTAATTCTAAAAATATACCAAAGTCATGTGTATGTAAATCCGTAATTTCATTTAAATTACCAACATTAAATTTACCTAACGATTGCATAAATTGATTATTCGTATTAGAATATTCTAACACATCAGCAATTCTTAAAGATACAGCTTCAGCTGTTCTCAATGTTAAATACAACCCAGCTTGTAATATATGTCGTGTTGCTGTATTACTATTTGCTGCAGCTAGTTTTTGTAAACCAACTAAAGCATTTTTATCAGGTGTGCTTCCATCTCTAGCTTCATTTAATCCTGTAACATCTCGCATCATTTGTAAATAATAATTGTAAGATTGTATTAAACTTGCAATTTTGTTATTACCACCAGACGTTTGTAATTCTTGAATAGGTACTCTGCCAGGGTTCATATCACCGTCTTGTGTCATTGATCTACCAATAACAGAACCAGTTTGGAAATACATATTCAATGCTTCTTGCGGATTGTAATTTGTACCATTACCTAAATCCACTTCAGCAAGACCATCCGCATCTAAGTATACACCATCTGGTACCAGTCTTGAAAGAACCTGTTGTAATTTTAAATGCGTTATTTGAATCATGTCAGCAAATGATGTCATTCTACCAACTAAAGATTCAGGCTTTCCTTTATATATTCTTGGAGCTACAATATTATAACTCATTTGAACTTTTGTAATATCAGACTTAGGACGTGTCATGTTAACGCATTTTTTCCATCTTAATAGCTTTTCATGACCAACTATTTTTGTTCCTTCGTATAATACTTCTATTGCTCTATTTACTTTTTCAAACCTTACATCATCCATTGGTGGATTAAAACTATCATCTTTCTTTAATGCTTTTTGATATCCTGTTCCACCTTCTTTAATTTTATATACCTGATCCTCAAAAGTTTTATATTCAAAATGTAATACATAAACATAGTTAGCATCAATACTATCAGCTGAGCTAAATTTTCTGCCTAACATATTACTTCCCGAACCATACTGCTCTAATTTTTTAATATCATCATCAGTTAATTCAGGAAATTGTTTTTTAAGTTCTGCTATAGTTAATTTTCTTACTTCACCTACATAATATAAATCATCAAAGTACGGAGATTCTGTGTAAGAATAAACTAAATCAGAAGGATCTACATATTCTAATTTAATACCTTCAGCAGTGTTAAAACTATTTTTAACACAAGCTATACCTAATACAGCTGTGTCATAATCTAATCTTTTCTTAAGTAAATCGTATTTATTTATATCAAACACATTTGCTAAAGCTTGTTCTTGTGCAATTTCTATGCTTTGTTTATAGTTTAATTGCATGTGCAACTCTAGTTCTTCGTCAGATTCAGGTAAATTATTTTTATCATTTTTAAATGTATTTAAACCTACATCTTGCTCTACAGCTTCTTTAAAGCTAAATAAACGCATATCTTCTAAGTAGTCTTTCACATATTGCGTTCTTTCAGCAGAAGCTACAGAATCAACTGAGTATGCTTTTAAATCATATGTTCTTTCTTGTATACCGTTTACAACTATATCTACAAACTTAGGTATAATAGGAACGGGCTTCCAGTCTAAATTAAGATATGATAAATCACCATTAATTGATAATTCGTTTTTATATTTATCCACACTTTGTTCACCTCTTGCATATAATCTTAATCTGTGAAAATTATCTCTATTAGCAAAGTAACGTGTATCTGACCCGTCTTTTCTAAACCACTCTGCCTCTATTGCATTACCGATCTGTAAACCATATTGTTCACTAGCTTTCTCAGCACTGCTTACAGCTTGACTTGGAAAAATACCTTTTTTAATTATCTTAGCCATTTATTGTATTATTTTTGAAATATCGCCTTTATTGTTATATTTAGCAAAGCTAAAGTTAACTTTATCTTTTAATTGTACCATAGCTTTTGGTGTATACAAATTTTTATTACATGCCATAATTGCTAAACCCGAACTTATTGCGGCATCGAATTTTGTTCTTTTATTTATATCAAACTTAGCCCAATCATTTAATGTATCATTAAAATACATATCACCGTAGTCTCCATTTCCCTTATCACCCACATATGAATTTATATAACTTTCAATTGCAGCTGCGTGAGCTTGTCTAATATCTTCACTTGAGTTTGGTATACCACCTATTTCTTTTTCAGCAACAGATAGTCTATTCCAAACTTTATCAGGTCTATTCATTGAATAACCTCTATATCCTCTTCTTTTTAAATAGTATAATAATCTTGGTTTATTATTTTCTGCAAGTATTGGCATACCGTAAAAATGCAATGCCATTAATATATCCTCAAAAAACATTTCCGCTGTTTGAGGTCTTGCAACATATTCTAAAAAGAACCTATGCGGTGGAGCATTCTCCATACTAAATTTCGTAAGACCGTGTAATGAACCTTTAGATCCTTTACCGTCGGTAGTTCCGGATATATCATAACTATCGCAACCAAATGCACCAATATGTTCATTGCCAGGATATTTGAGTCCATTTTTTACTATTACTTTATTTTGTAAATTTACACTTGGGATCCAGCTTATTTTAAATCTTCCGTTAGGATTCGGTGTAAATTCGACCTTTGTATCTTTAACACCGTTCTGCCACGAAAAAGATCCAGTATTGACATTACCGTCATATCTAGCTTCTTCATTGTAGTCAATCTGTTCGTAAATCTTAACAAGATTAAATATGCTATTTTTAGTTTCATCTCTGAAAGCATGTTCTTCAGTCCTCGGAAATTGTCTATAAAATTCATTTAATGCGTCTTGATCTCCTTTTAATCCTTCAACTTCATTTTCCCAATGTTCGATAACTCCGACATCAATGTATTCTCCATAGTTATCTTTAACCGGTTCTTTCGGCGTATTGAATACAGGTATTCCATAAGAATCAATGAATCCCTCGAAGTTCCATTCCATAGGTATGAACAAACTATATAATCCTGAGCGAGTCTGTCCATTGCGGTTTCTTTTTGTAACGTCTGAATCATTATATAGTTTTTTAAAGTTTCCTCCACCTTTGTCAAGTGAATTACTTGTTGATCCCATCATACACTTACCTATGACTCTAGATCCTAACCTTAATGTAGTTTTAGTTACACGCCAGTTATTTAATATGTTTTCTGGTCTTTCCCATTTTCCTGCCTCATCATGTACAAGTAACGCAAGCTTCTCACCATCATAACTATTGTCACCAGTATTTTTCCAATCAATTGTAGTGTCGAGACCAGCAAGCTCTTCAGTTTTTTCATTTACAATTATTTTACGTCTAGTAAATTTACTTGCGGGAACACGATATGCCAACTCTGTTTTTGGTCTATCCATTCCATCTTGTATTGGTTTAAAGAAGAGATAGTTGACGGATATTGGTACAACCTTGTCGGTAAACATTTTTTTAGCATCAGCCCCGGATTTTGATAAGATACCAAATCTTGAATCCGAGGAGATAGTAGCTTGGTTAACAGTTTCTGATGATGCCATGAATGAAAAGCCACTCCGTCTATTTTTGAGGTAGCACATTCCGTAGCATCTTGTATCTGCTTTGCAAGCTTCCCAGAATATAAAGAATAATCTGTTTGCTTCTCTAAACTCTGGCTTCCCAACATCAATCTTGGTCCACTGCAAGTACATATAATGAGCCCCAGTAATATAAGTAGGAATACCCTTGTTGTAGAACCAATAACCTTCATCGCGTTTGGTAAATTCGCTATCAATATACCCATGCCATTTATTTTTATAATCTAATGGTAAGTCTTTCCAATCAAATATAGTTTTTAACTTTGATAATTCTTTTGGATATTCTTGTACTTGCCATTTATTATTTTCTTTATTTAATTTTTTCGGAGTCGGCGGTAAAGCTATTTTCAAATTCTGTATGCTATACACATCCCCTATTTGCCCGGTCTTGCTAATTACAATAACATCATTTTCTTTATTGTAACCGTATTTCCACTTCTTTGCTTTATTAAGCCTTTTAATTGTATTAATTTTTATTGGCTCTATAACGCTATATAATGTTTGTTCGTACATTACTTAGATCTTCTTTCAGCAAAACCCTTAAAAGTGTTTTCTTTTTTTTCAACCGTCTTACCTTCTAGCAAACCATTTTCTTCTTCAATCCTATTTAATATTTCGAATGCATCAAATATGGCGAGCTTTTTAGTAGCGGCAGCGTTCTTGAGTCTGTCGGCTGAGACATCATCATCAGTTTCAACAATCGGTTCTTTCGCGACTTTGACAAGTTCTTTGACTGCTTCATAACCAGCTTGGATTATATTCTTTTTCTGTTCCTTGACGTTCATACTTAATAGATACTGAATTAGTTAATACTCTGTATAATCTTTCGCCATCAACAATAAATTCATATTCACTGCTTGGCGTAAAACCAACTAAATCTTCTATACTTACACCATTAAGTTTGCTATCAACATGTTTTAAAATTCCTTTATACGGAACTTCTTTGTCATTAGAAAATATATTATTAGATACAATTGGTTTAATAAAACAATAGCCTTCAGGCGCATGCCATTTATTATTTCTTTTATATAAAAATATTTGATCAGGCATTACAAAGTATTCATCTTCTTTATAAAAACTTCTAGTGTTTTTTTCTTCACCATACTGATCATACCATCTTCTGAATACATTATGATGCACTATAACTTCATCCCCTACTTTAATTTTTGTATTGTTTTGTTTAGGGGTAGCTGTCACTATAGCATTACGACTAACATATCGATGATCAAAAATTTCTGTAGTTAACAGAAGTTCTTGACCGTCAATATCTTTTTTATTATCGTAGCGTCCGTGTTTAGGTTTAACTATAAAGTTAAATAAACTTTGCATTAATACTCTAAATTATATTCAACGGCGATAGCCATATTTTTATTAAAATCTTTCCAAGGTAATACTTCTTTACCTTTTTTAATATAAATTGAAAACTTATCTTGCTCTTCTACAATGTCACATATTGTATGACCACCATATACTTCTTGGCCTACAGCATAGTGCATTGCGTCATTCTTATAGTCTCTACCTATACTAATCTTCCTTACCAGCGACATAAGTTCCGTCTGTCAAATTTATATTTACTAGCCCATAAGTTTCTTTTAAAGCATTTTGCATATGCTCTAAATCAACTTTTAATTGTGCCGAAGCGTGTAATATATCATGCTTTTGCATTTCTATATTACCTAATTGACTAGTTGCTTGATTTAATTTACCTACAAGTTCTTGTAAGTTTTTTAATTCTTCTTTAGTTATTTTATTTTTTGCCATAATATTTAATTTAATTATCTTTTTGGTGCTTCGTTTACAAACCACCCTTTATATTTTTCTCTCTTGTCGCATATATAATCTATATACTTATCAACTTTAACTTTCCAGTTTTTATCTATTTCAGGATTTATAATACCTGATTTATAATTTGAAAAAGTTTTATTTACAAAGTTCTTTGCGTCTTTTTGATTATATAATAAATGATTATTTATACAATAAAAAGATCCACGCTGTATGTTATTCCAAACATCTATAGGTTCTGTAGGCTTATTCATAACAACACTATATACTGCACTTTCGCTTATATGAGTTGTATATACACCTTTAGCTTTTTGCAAGTAATAATACATATTTATATTTCTTGGTAGTATATTTTCTTCACCAAAGAAATCTTTTAGTTCACCTATAATTTGATGTGTTGTTATAGGATGTGGCTTAAAGTATACATTATTACCGTGTTTACTTCTTATATGTTTCAATCTATTTAAACATACGTTTTCTCTAACCTTATTAGAACCTGGTAAAACTACTAAGTAATCTTTTGGTTCATACTTTGCAAAAGCTTTTTCATCTCTTTCGCTATACTTGTTTGCTGAATTATTTACAATTCTATTTACAAACCAAGATGAGTAATCTACAACTTCTTCGCCGCTAGGTTGAGCAGCATCGATCATTTGTTCGTTTCTTATTTTGTAGTTTAATGGTTGCAAATAAAAACAACCTGCATATTCTGTATATGCTAAAGTTTTAAAGTATGGCATTTCTTCTGCCATAACATCATAGCTAGATTCAAGACCTCTTTCACTAGCTTTTCTAATTACATAACCTTCAACTTGTTCAAGATCATATAACTTCTTGTCTTTTTTTAAGGGGCCTATTCTACTGTCAAGCTCCTTTTTGTTAAACATTTCCATAAAATTAAATTTAAATTTGTATAATATATTTATTACATGCTTTATTACAATACTAAAAAGCCGTACTTGTGTTCCTTGGGTGATTAACCCTAGTTCCGGGCTGATTAACTGGTTCAGCGTCTATATACCACGAGGTTTGTACGGTAAATGATGTATTGAAACTAGTAGTTATATCAGTTGTTGTATTAAACGTAGTATGTGTAATTTCTGTTGTTTGGAACGTTGTTGTAGTACTTGTACTTGTGTTGTACGCTGTTGTTGTATTTCTATTGGTACTAAATGTTGTTACTGTTGATGTGCTAGTATTAAACGTAGTTGTTGTGCTTATATTAGTTTCAAAAGTTGTAGTAGTAGACCTAGTAGTATTATATTGTGTTGTTGTTGATCTAGATGTACTAAATGTAGTTACCGTTGACGTACTTGTATTAAAGGTTGTTGTCGTTGTTGTACTAGTGTTAAATGTTGTAACCGTATTAGTTGTTGTATTGTATTCTGTTGTTCTAGAAGTTTCGTAAGTGGTTGTTGTACTCTTACTTGTATTATATTCAGTAGTTGTATTTCTGTTTGTACTAAATGTCGTCGTGGTACTTCTAGTTGTATTATACTCAGTCGTTGTTGTCGTTGATGTATTAAACGTTGTTATAGTTGATGTTGATGTATTAAACGTTGTAATAGTTGACGTTGTTGTATTGTATTCTGTAACTGTACTTGTGCTAGTATTAAATGTTGTAGTAGTGCTTGTGCTTGTATTAAAAGTTGTCGTAGTTGATGTTGACGTGTTAAATACAGTTGTTGTATTAGTGCTTGTATTATAAACAGTACTAGTTGATCTTGACGTTTCAAACGTTGTCGTATATTCTGTATTTGTACTTCTTGTTGTTTCAAACGTTGTTGTAGTGCTCCTGCTAGTTGTATACGTTGTTACAGTAGATTTAGTTGTAGCAGTACTTGTATTAAATACCGTAATTGTATTTGTTGACGTGTTAAACGTTGTAATAGTATTTGTACTAGTATTAAATGTTGTTGTTGTATTTGTACTAGTATTATACGTTGTTGTAGTACTTCTATTTGTAGACTGAGGTATTTGAGTACTTGTATTATATACAGTCGTTGTACTTGTGTTAAATGTTGTTACAGTCGCGGTTGCTGTATTGAATGTTGTTGTAGTTGACTGAGAAGTTATAGTACTAGTGTTAAACGTTGTTGTATACACTGTAGTTGTACTCTTATTAGTTTCTTGCAATTGTGTACTTCTCGTTGTATTATACGTTGTCGTTGTACTTCTATTAGTTGAAAAAGTAGTTGTATATGCAGTTATTGTTGTTGTACTCGTGTTAAATACAGTATTTGTACTTCTTGTTGTTGCAAACACAGTATTTGTATTTCTGCTTGTGCTAAACGTTGTTGTAAAAGAAGTTGTTGTACTTCTGCTTGTGCTATAAACAGTATTAGTTAATTTACTAGTAGACACAGTTGTCGTTCTACTTGTTAATGTACTTGTACTGGTATTATACGTAGTTGTCGTTGAATATGTAGTTGTTGTGTTTCTTGTTTCAAGAGTATTCCTAGACGTTGCAAATGTTGTATTAGTACTTCTTGTTGTATTATAAGCAGTAGTCGTAGATTTAGATGTAGATACAGTTGTTGTTCTACTGGTTGCTGTTGTCGTACTTGTATTATAAGCCGTTGTAGTAGAATATACTGTAGTTGTACTTCTTTGCTCTGTTGTATTTTTTGATGTAGCAAACGTAGTATTTGTACTTCTCGATGTTGAGAATGTTGTCGTGTAAGCTGTTATAGTTGCTGTAGACGTGTTAAATACCGTGTTTGTTGTATATGTAGTTGTTGTAGATCTTTGTTCAGTTGTATTTCTACTAGTTGCAAATGTAGTTGTTGTACTTTTGGTTGTTATAGTAGATGTGTTAAACGCTGTAACTGTAGCGGTTGATGTATTAAATACAGTGTTAGTTGTATAAGTAGTAGTCGTACTTCTTGACTCTGCCGTTGATCTACTAGTTGCAAACGTAGTTGTATATACAGTAGTTGTAGTCGTACTCGTGTTGAACGTAGTAATCGTAGACTGACTTGTGTTAAACGTAGTAGTAGTTGATCTGCTTGTATTAAAAAAGCTTGTATACGTAGTTGTTCTACTGGTATTATAGGTAGTGGTTGTATTTCTTGACGTGCCTGTATTTCTGCTTTCAGCTGTTCCTCTCGCTGTATTGAAAGTTGTAGTTGTATTCCTACTAGTACCGGTTGCTCTGGATTCACCCGTACCCCTTGCTGTATTGAAAGTAGTTGTGGTATTGTATGCAGTTGTTGTATTAAAAGAAGTTAATGTACCTCTGGATGTTCCAGTTGATCTACTTTCACCTGTGCCTCTTGCGGTATTAAATGTAGTTGTTGTATTCTTACTAGTGTTAAATGTGGTTGTAGTATTATAAGCAGTCGTAGTATTTCTGCTTTCACCCGTACCTCTTGAAGTACCAAATGTTGTAGTAGTATTATACGCAGTAGTAGTATTTCTACTAGTACCTGTTGCATTTGATGTTGCGAACGTTGTTGTTGTACTTCTACTTGTATTTGGCATTTTAATTCAGTATTTCTTGTGCTTGCGGTAATATTATTTTACCACCTTCTTTTAAATGACTACTATAATTATCTAATAGCAATTGTTTGTGATCATCAGTTATATCTGCAGGCATTGCCCATAAATCAACTAAAATTAAATCATATTTTTTATTTGGTGTATATGTCCACTCATTATGTTGTATAACATTAATATTACTATTAATCCAAGTAACATAATCTATTATTTCTTGATCTTCCTCAACTACATCTATTGATGTAACCGATTTATTATTATATATATATTCAGGTGTACAACCTAAGTATAAACCTAAATATAATACGTCTCCCCATGTAACATCATCATAAGTATTAGGATTCCATCCACACGATTCACAATCACCTACATATTTTGCAGATGGTATTTCATGATTGTATCTACTATGCCACACATCCTCTTTGTATTTAAATATGGACATCGTAAACGTTTCTTCTGCATTAAGTTGTTTAGTTTCTTTTTCTACGACAAAGTTTTGTCCGTTATATAATGGTATTAAATCTTCATTAAACATAATTATATTTTTTTAAATTCTACATCTATCTTGTTATAGTTGACCCATTTTTTACCTTTGAAGTTTATTACAGCTCCATCAATATGCTCAACCTCATGTGCCATAACTCCTTGATGTGTTCCTTTACCAAACGAATCATCCTTGTATTCAAACGAGTACACATTCAATCCGCTAGGTGATTTATACATAAATCTAATATTTTGTTTCATAGATATATCAGAGAAACCACCACCTGGTCCGCCACCGCCACCGAAAGAACATTGAGTTAAACTTGTAACAACACCACCAGCACCGATTTGGAAATAGTGTGTTGGACCTACAGAGTTTGTATTTGCTGCTCCATAATAACCAGAAGATAATGCGCTTGTACCACCTGAGTTAGTATAAACATTTGAACTTACTTGCGGTAATCCACTAGATACATTGTTTCCATAATATGTAGACCCTAAGAACTCTTGACATACAAAGTTAAAGTTACTGTTTGAAGTTGAATCAAACGCGGTTACCGCAGCGGCTGTAGAATATACAGTTGTTGTATTTTTACTTGTATTATATGTTGTTGTAGTGTTAAACGCAGTTGATGTGCTTCTACTCTCTCCAGTGCCTCTACTTGTGTTAAATGAAGTTGTAGTATTGTAAGCTGTAGTTGTGCTTCTACTTTCTCCAGTACCTCTAGCCGTATTGAATGTGGTTGTAGTTCCTCTACTTGTATTAAACGTTGTAGTCGTATTATAAGCAGTCGTTGTGTTAAACGATGTCGTAGTATTCCTAGACGTTCCAGTAGCTCTCGATTCTCCGGTACCTCGTGATGTATTAAACGTGGTGGTAGTATTATAAGCGGTTGTAGTGTTAAACGACGTAAGTGTACTTTTAGATGTATTAAACGTAGTTGTAGTGTTATAAGCTGTAACCGTATTAAATGAAGTTACAGTACCTCTACTAGTGTTAAACGTCGTTGTTCTACTTGTAACAATACTTGTTTGGAATGTGGTTGTTGTAGATCTTGATGTTGCAAACGTTGTCGTCGTTGTTCTTGTAGTTGCAAATGTAGTTGTAGTAGATTTTGATGTTGATTTACTTGTATTAAACGTTGTTGTTGTACTATATAACGTAGTTGTTGATCTACTTTCTGTTGTATTCCTATTTGTACTAAATGTTGTTGTTGTACTTCTTGACGTAGCAAATGTGGTAGTATAAGCGGTAGTTGTACTTTTACTTGTATTAAATACTGTACTTGTAGTATAAGTTGTGGTAGTTGATCTACTTTCAGTTGTGTTTCTATTAGTAGCAAATGTTGTTGTGGTACTTTTAGAAGTTACTGTACTCGTATTAAAAGTTGTGGTTGTTGCTGTCGTCGTATTAAACGTGGTTGACGTTGTATATATAGTTGTTGTTGATCTACTTTCAGTTGTAGTTGTACTAGTATTATAAGTTGTTGTTGTATTAAATACAGTACTCGTACTAGTGTTAAACACAGTAGTTGTTGCAGTTGACGTATTGAATGTTGTAACTGTTGCAGTTGTAGTATTGAATGTAGTTGACGTAGTATACTCAGTGCTTGTACTTCTGCTTTCTAAAGTTGTTGTACTTGTGTTATAAGCAGTAGTTGTTGAAAATACAGTTGTTGTACTTGTGTTAAATACTGTGCTAGTTGCTGTAGTGGTGTTAAATGTTGTAGTAGTTGATTTACTAGTTACAGTAGATGTATTGAACACCGTGCTGGTAGCAGTAGTAGTGTTAAACGTTGTAGTTGTATTTTTATTAGTACTAAATTGTGTTGTTGTACTTGTTGTCGTTACAGTTGACGTATTATAAGTAGTCGTTGTAGATGTACTTGTATTGAACGTCGTAGTTGTACTTGTATTAAAAGTAGTTGTTGTTTCTTTACTTGTAATTCTACTAGTTGAAAAACTTGTGGTATAAGCGGTTGTTGTACTTCTAGTAGTTGAAACAGTTGTATTAGTTGATCGCGTTGTAGCAAACGTAGTTGTTCTCGATGTTTCGTGTGGAACTTGCGTACTAGTATTAAATACGGTATTTGTTGTTGTACTCGTATTATATTCCGTAGTTGTCGACCGCGTTGTGTTATATTCTGTAGTTGTTGATCTAGTAGTACTTATAGTTGTAGATGTAGCAATACTTGTTGGCACTGTTGTTCCAAAACTTGTTATAGTTGTTGTCGTAGTATTATATACCGTTACTGTATTAGTAGACGTATTAAATGCTGTTGTAGTACTTTTAATAGTTATAGTAGATGTATTAAAAGCAGTGGTTGTATTAGTAGATGTATTGTATACTGTACTTGTAGCTCTATTTGTAGAATATACAGTTGTAGTTGCCCTAGTTGTATTATATACTGTAGTGGTAGCTCTTGTAGTATTATATTCAGTTGTTGTAGATCTTGTGGTATTATATGTGGTTACTGTACTTCTAGTTGTGCTAAAGGTAGTAGTTGTAGATCTAGTTGTTGCAAATGTTGTAACTGTTGATGTGCTTGTGTTGAAAGTTGTGATTGTAGCTGTACTCGTATTGAATATAGTATTTGTTGCAGTACTTGTGTTAAAAGTGGTTGTGGTTGTAGTGCTAGTATTAAAAACTGTGCTTGTTGAAGTGTTATATTCAGTAGTTGTACTTGTGCTAGTATTGAACGCAGTGGTTGTTCCTTTTGATGTTGCAAAAGTAGTTACGGTACTTGTACTTGTGTTAAATACCGTGGTTGTGTTAGTACTAGTATTAAATGTAGTTATTGTATTTGTAGACGTATTAAATACAGTATTTGTAGACTTTGATGTAGCAAAGGTTGTTACGGTATTTGTGCTTGTATTAAATACTGTGGATGTAGATGTAGATGTATTAAATGTTGTAACAGTATTTGTAGATGTATTGAATGCAGTTATAGTTTGCTTTTCAACACTTGTTGACTTTGTTGTATTCTTGCTAGTAGATTTAGTTGTAGCAGTATTCCAAAAATCTATTCTGTTCCAAAGCCATCTCATTTAACTAAAGTTTAAGATTGAGGATAAATTCCGAAGTTTCCTACATAGTTAACTAATATTTTAGTTGTAGATGCTACAAAATAATTTAAAACAGCAAGATTATCTGCTGTAGCAACAAAATTAATAGTACCACCACCTGGAGTATATACGGTATTATCAAATGCTCTCCAAGCTAAACTAGTAACTGAAGACGGATTCGTTATTACAATTGTACCTGTTTTACCAACTACATTAGCGTTTATATTTTCAAATACTATTTTATTCGGCGCATTAACAGCGGTTACATTATAATTATTTACAGCTGTATTTAAATCTATACCATGCGTATGTGCATCACCAGACACAGGAGCAGCTGACGTTACATCAGCAAAACCTGTTGCACCTAAATTTCCAAAGCTAGCTATATCTGATAGTTTATAATTTCTAGTAACACCAGAAATATCTGTTCCTAATAACCTATCATCAGCCGATAAAATATGATCTCTTAGTATGTCTTTTATTCTAGGCATGATTTATTTTTTAAATATACTTGTAACCTTTTCTCCACTACGCCCACCGAAGTATGCCAGAACAACGGCCATCATGACCTTTTCAAAAGTGTCATTCCATGTAACTCCAATGTTAAACGGTATTGATTCTACACTGTCAAGTATACCGGCAAAACTAAAAACAACAATACACCACACTAAAACTAGAGGGCGTACATTTTTCGAAAGCCACGAATCGGATGCAGCATCTGCGGTCCAACGATTTGTTATAGCTTCCATTTCTTTGTTTTGCTGTTCGTATATTAATTGTTGTAATTTAATTTTATCTTCACTACTTGCGTCTGACTTGCCAATAGCTGCTATAGCTTCAGCAGGTGTTGTAACACCTTTAAGTACATTACCTAATGCTGGGCTAGCTATTGAAGCAGCACCAAACAAAAGTTTACCTACAGTAGTTTCTGCAAATTTCTTTTTTGGTTTACTCATGATTTTTTCATTTTATATGGGACTGCTTTATTTAAAGCTTGTCTTCTGGCCTCACAACCACATGGTATGTTCAATCCTTTTGAAACATGATCAACCACGGTTTTAATACCAGTTCTTGTAGTAAACTTATGTATTGTGTCCCCTAATCCTCTTGATTTCATTTTAACAGTTCCATTTTCTTCTTGCAGCTTTACCTCTTTCACTTGTCCAGCTACGAGATCTAGCACAGAATGATTTACGTCTTTTCCATGCTTTACTTCCTTTCTTTAGCTTAGATGGTGGAGTTGTAACTGCCGTTTTTAATTTACTTCCAGGATTATCTCTTCTGTATTTAGCTACACCTTTCTTCGTCATTCCGCCGCCGGCTTTTTTACCACGACCACCGCCTTTTTTTACCTTAGAATAATATCCTAGAGATTTTTTCCTTGAAGGAGCGTTTTTACTTGGCATTACTTTTTGAATTTAAGTTTTTTCATTTTCTTTAGCTTAATAAAATCACCTTTATTTAATTTATTAAACGGAGGTGTTAATTTAGCTATCTTTAATTGTTTTCCTGAAAGCTTTTTCATTTTAATATCCTTTTTTTGCTTTTTTAACTTTCTTTACTTTTTTCTTAGCTTTTTTAGCTTTTTTAGGTTTTGAATAATACATAACTATCTGTCTTTGTCTTTAATCATATCATCAATAGCTTTATTGTAAACTTTGTCTGTATATGATTTATTGTTATAAAAAATGTTACGGGTACTTGTTGGTAGGTCTTCTTCTGCAAGCATTATGCGGTATATTCGCATTATTAATTGCTTACATTTAAATGAGGTTTTATATATACTATATTTAATTGAAGTGCGGTTGCGATGTCTCCATACATCTATCCAGCCATCTTTTCGTAGACGTTCCCATCTATCTTTATCCCAGCTGTATGTGTAAGTGCCATCAATAAAATCATTACGTGTAAATCTATCTTTGCAATCTAAATAAATTAAAAGTTCTAGATCAGCGTCTTTAAGGTTATAAGTTTTACAGGCCCATTTACGAACGAGCCTGTAATACTTAAATACTTGAAGTTCACGCAAATCTTGTGCGCTTAGTCTCATCTATTATGTTGCGTACGTAATAGAATCTACAGCTGTAATACCAGAATCTGCTAAGTATACTGAATTTTCGTCATCAGCAATAACTAATAACTCATCACCAGTTGGACTAGCAATAGCTTCTGCTATATACTTAAGTGAAGCTTTTTCGTCTGCACCACATGATAAAACGATATGATCGTTAGTATCACCTGTAGCAACTGCATCACCAATTCTGTGCGGCTTGAAGTACATGTGTACTTTACCAGCAGCTGTATCTATACCTTTTAATGCAGATAGTGGATAAGCAGCAGCGTCGTCAGCGGCGTTAGAAATGTAAATAAATTTTACCATTTTGATAATTTTTTAAGGGT